CGGAACGCAAAGCTGCAAAACGTAGTATTCCGGCAATGCCTAGTGCATCCGCCAGAAATGAACCGGCTCCGCCTCCTAAAGCGCCCACTCGATCAGATGCTATTCAGCAAATGAAAGAAAAGCGCGGACAGGCGTAACGAAAAGCAGTAACAAACCATCGTTGAGAAACGATATTAACCCATTAGAAGGTGAAAATATATGAGTGGTCAAATCTGGTCTGTCGCTGATGAAGGCGGCTATTTGTGGGCACCTAACCTGTCCGAATACCTACGCTTGCAAAACTTGCCGGTAGTTAAATTCAGACAGTTATGTGATGTGAAAGAAAACGACGCCGATGGTAAACCATTGGTAGGCAAAGGCCGTGGCGACAAGTGGTACTGGAACGTATTCACCAAGTTGACCACCAAAGGTCGCGCCATCGACGAAACCGAAAGAATGCCTTCAGGCTCTTTCAAAGTTACTCAATACTCTGGCACTATGACCGAGTACGGTAACTCTGTTGATTACACTGGCAAATTGGATGATCTGTCTGAGCAACCGATTAAAGAAATAATCCGCAAAGTCCTGAAAATTGACGTTGCTGAAACCTTTGACGTGGCAGCTCACGCGCAGTTCGACCAAACTCCATTGTGGGTGGCTCCTGATTCCGGCACCAGCACTTCGCTGATTACTACCGGTACTGACGGTGTTCCGACTGTCGCCAACAACGTTGCTTTCGGTAAAGGTCATGTAGAGCCAATCTCTACCTTTATGAAAGAACGTAACATCCCTGCTTACGAAGGCGGTGATTACTTGGCTATCGGTCGCCCAGCTACGTTCATCACTTTGAAATCTGATTTGGAAGGTATCCAAACCTACACCGAAACCGGTCTGGTTCAGATTAAAAACGGTGAAATCGGTCGCTACCGTGGTGTTCGCTTTATCGAGCAAACCCATATCCCTGCCGGCGGTGCGTATGACTCTACCACCTACAACCCATCTGCCGGTACAGCCGACGCATGGAACAACGGTAAGTCAGATTGGATTTATTTCATGGGCGCTGACACTGTTGCAGAAGGCGTTGCGGTTCCAGAAGAAATTCGCGGTAAGATTCCAGATGATTACGGTCGCGGTCGCGGTATTGCTTGGTATGCACTGGAAGGTTTCGGCCTGAGTCATCCCGATGCAACAAACGCGCGGATTGTCAAATGGGACAGCTCGATTTAAGGTAGCGTTTACTGCATCCCTTTAGGCTGGTATAATCTCCGTAGAATTACTGTTCTACGGAGGTTAAATGGAACCCTATAAAACGCAATACGACGAGTTAATATCGGAAGCTAAAAACAGGAAAATAAAACGCGAACCTTTTAAGTTTGAGATGCACCACATAATACCAAGATGTATGGGTGGAACGGACGATAAGGAGAATTTAGTGTTATTGACTGTACGAGAGCATTTTAGAGCGCACGTGTTACTAGCTAATATGTACCCTGAAAACGGCAAATTGGCGTTAGCCTGTACTAGAATGTTGGTAGGATGGCAGAAAATTGATCTGCCAGAAGCGGAAGAAGAGTTTGAGTACCTTAGAGGTGCTGCGGCGAGGTACATATCCGAGATACATAAGGGCCGAAAAGTTACCGATGAGTTTAGGGAAAAAATTCGGCAGATTAGATACAACGCACCTCCAAGGAAGTTTTCAGAGGATGCGGTAGCTAACATGTCGGAAGCCAGAAAAAGGACTTGGGCAGATCGTAAAGAAAACGGAACTGTGCAGGATATAATCAAAAAGACTGTAGCAGCCAGGAAAGAAAATGGGTCGTACAAGCATACCGAAGAGCGCAAAAAGCGAATATCGGAGGTGCAAATTGGTAGGATTCCGTGGAACAAGGGGAAAACTAACTGCGTATCTGATGAAGCTAGGCGTAAAATGAGCCTAGCTAAGAAAGGTAAGCCCTCCCCCCACAAAGGTACTAAAACCGGTAAACCCTCGTGGAATAGCGGTAAAAAAGGTGTTTCTGAAGAAACAAGGGCTAAAATGCAGGCTGCTCGAATGGCATATTTAGCGAAGCAACAACTTCTGTAATAGAGGACAATAAAATGGCTTACACCAATCCAAAAACCGTAACTTATACTCGCTCTACTGCGGTAACTACTACCACATGGGCGATTCAACCACCTCCAGGTTGCACTCAAGTCCGAGTAAAAGACATCAACGCGTCTGTTACTACTACCTACAATGCCGTAACCACCTCTGCAAAAGTTGGTGTAGGCGTAGCGGGTAACGTAAACGCCGCAGGTGTTTTGGACTTAGGCACAACCGCCGCAGGCAGTGCTGTAGGCTTCGGCTCACAGTACAAAAAAGGTACTAACCCTACCTACGGCTCTCTGGACTTGACCGGTACTTCAAACACCATTTCTGGTACTCCTGTTACTCCAGAAGTATTAGGCCCAGTTTTGATTACATTTACAGCAAACACTGGTGGTACTCCTGCCGGCGCGGCTGTAGTTGACGTTACCTTAGACTGGTACTAAGATACAAATTCGAGCCGGGTTTCCGGCTCATCACAATCTATTTAGGAGATTGAAATGGCTGATTTTAACCAAAATGGCACTAACAGCGCCCAAGACACCCGTAGCTTCGGCGGCGGTTCTGGCTTGAAAGCAGGCGTTGAGTCGGGCTTATCCAGTGTTGAATCTTTGAAAAGAGGTTCTACCGAAGCCCAACAACAAACATCCGGTGTGAACTTCCGCAAAGAATTGAACCACGATTCTGCGGGTTCTAAAAACGGTAAAGACTTCACCTTTAGGGGTTAAGCGATGAATATCCTGGTAGCATCAATGTCAGGAACCTGCGATATGGACGCTGCCCAGGAGCCTTCTGGAAACCCGTTGCAAGACGGGTTTATCCATGAGGGTTGTGCTTCCGACCGAGTTGGAGACAACCTGTGGTACGACTCATCCGAAGGTACAGGATACGGTAACGGATCGCGCTATGCGTGTGAAGAGACACCGTTTATGACTCGCGTAAAGTCAAAACATCGATAAGAGGCAATCATGTCCGAAATTACTTTAGACCGTAGCAGATCGTTCGCCACTATTTATGGCGGCGTACCTGAAGACGGCGCTATGTACGTGCAAGACGGAAACCGGTATAAGCCAGACGGCAGTTTGGTAGGTGAACCCGAGAAGGTAGAAGTACCTACTCAAGTGGAAGAAACCGTCGCAAAAGCACCCAAAGCTAAAAAAGTCAAAGCGGCTGTAGAACCTACAGACGAAAACCACGACTTGCTGTAAAATGTTCATCTGAACACCGGCCTAGTGTCGGGCCATTAACGAACTCACCGAGGGCTTGATAGTGTTGACACTAGCCGATATTCGCCGCAGAGCGAGGTCACGATTAGATGACTTGAACGCTCCGTATCTTTGGTCAGATGTCGAACTAAATGACGCGATCAACGACACTTTACGAGATGCCGCAATTCGAGCTAATCTCGTAGTACAAGACGATATTCCTGTCGCATTTACCCAAAAAGCCGACCTGACGTGGAATAACAAATATTCCCTACCGAGCGGTATCCTTGACGTTAAATCCGTTTACCTAGCGTCTAATCCGAACTACACACTGACACGTACCAGTATGCGCCGCAGGGAGCAATTGATGGGCGGCAGGGTGCAGTACGCTGGAAAGCCTTACGCTTACGCGGTAGATAAAACGCAAGCCGGTAGTGGCGACGACGAAGGCATCTTTGTCAGAACGCTAACTTTTATTGGGACACCTAAAGAAGCCGACACCGCCTACATGGACGTTTCCAGATTACCCGTATTGCTGGAAGCCGACGGAGACGTACCGGAAATCGACGAGATATGGCATCCGGATTTAGTGTTTGGCGTAACGGGATTGGCTTTTTTGAAACGAGACGCCGATACATTCGACCCTAAAAAATCGGAGCGTGATATGGCGGTATTTGAAGAGCGTTTTGGCCCTCGATTACCGGCAGTCGTGCTTAGAGAAAGACAAGCCGAAGTTCCCTATGAAATGATCGTAAT